CCCTTGCGGGACTTCTCACCTCTACCTATACTTAGGCTTACGCTTTTTTTTCTTGCCATGTTTACAAGGGCATTTCTTAGCCATTACTTTTTCTTTTTAAGTTTCTTTAACTTTTCAAGAGCCATCTTTTTCTTCATGGCTGCTGTCATTGTTTTGCCTTTTGGCATTTTTTTACCGTAATGTCCGGGCATAGTTAGAACTCCAAATCTGATCTGTCTAGTTTTTCGATAACATCTTGCCTGTAGGCAGGGTCGCTATCATACCTTGAGTCATTCATAGCACGGACAAGTTCCGCTTGACTACGAAAGACATCCCCGCTGTTGGGGGCAGTTTTACCTGTTACCATTCTACCTTCAACTCCGTTTGCGTTATCGTACTGAGACTTCAATCCAGATACAGCTAGTTGTATAGCCTGTACGCTGCCTGTATTGACTACTTCATCAAACGCATTAATCTGATCTTCTGGTAGATTTGTTTTGGCCCAGTTTATTATATTAGCATATGCTTTCTCGCCGCCTGCTGAGTTCTTGATCTGATTGATCTGTGATGTAGAAATATCAGCTGGTGGTGCTGCCTGAGATTGAAACTCAGGATTAGATTGCACCTCCATGTAGGCTTTGATAAGATCTTGGCTAGATAAAGAAGAGAACTTAGCAAGAGTCTCTGGTGATAATTTATTACCATTATCAAAGTATTCTTTGCTAGCATCTGTAATCAGTGTAGCACCCTCAGATAGCTGTGGCTTGTCCTCGGGCTGCTCCTCTACACTTGCTTGTTCTGTCTCTTCTTTGTTTTCACCAAGCTTCTTTTGTAACTCTACGTATGCTTTTTCTAATTCTTCTGCACTTTTATATTTACCAGCTAGTAGCTGTTCCTGATCTCCCTGTAGTTTTTCACCAACGGCAAGGTTTTCTTGCTCCTCTGGTGTGAGGTTGTCAGGCATTGTCTCAGTCTGTACCTCTGGTTCATATGAATATGTTTGTGTTTCTGCCATTTACTCTTGTGGTGGTTGTAAGTTACTTAACACAGCTGCTGCTTGATCTGCTAACTCTGGATTCTTAGTAGGATCCATAAGTGGTGTACCAGCAAGCTGACCGGCTTGATCTACAAGTGACTGATTAGTCTTGTCTTGTACTGTCATCTGCTTCATCTGTTCTAGCTGCTCGGCTGTACGTACAAGATTAAGTACGTCGATACCTTGTGCTGCTGCTAGTCGTTTGATAGCTTCGCTTGGGTCTATGTATTTTACTAAAGCTTCTGGCCCTAGTGTTGCTGCAACTGTTTGTATAAATCTAGTCAAGGATTCATTGTCCTGTCCCCTACCTAGACTATTGATACCAGCAACTATCTTTGGTCTTACGACATCTTTTGGTAGCCTCGGTATCTGGTTTGATCTCTGTAGTATTAACAGAGTTCGGTTCAAATATGGCACTAGGAACTCAACTGTGAGTAAGCTAAATAGCCCACCCAAAGACTTCTCTAGTTCCAACTGCGTGAGGCGTACCTCTTCGGCAGTAACTCTCTCTGCGTTCCTGATGTTCATAACCAAGAAGGCTTCGAGTATTCTTCTCTCTATTGCTGCTGCTAAGTTTGCAGCTGTAGCAAAGTCTGCTGTCTTACCGACTTGCACGACTCCTACGTCTTCTGGTCTACCCTGTATGATAGCTCCGTTACCAGCTTTGGCGAGAGTGCCCGGCTTGGTTGTAGCGGATGGTGACACAAGAAAGATAACTTTACTTGCAACACTTGCACCCTCTACGAGAGCTTGAGACAGTCCATCAAGACTCCTTAGATCCCCAATAAACTCTTCTACTCTACCACGTCCGTAGTCCTCTCCGTCTACTGTATTGAATCGAAGCACTAACCATGGCGAGGCGTTCTTCGGTGCTGTGCTCTGGCTACCTTCTAGGATCATGTCGTCCACTTCTTGATGCCATCTCCAGTTACCGCTGCTCTCGTCCATCTTAACACAGGTGTATACCTCAGCGTCGTCTTCTGTAGCACCATATTCGCCATTTGGCTGCTCGTTAGGAGGGGGTGCTATACCCAATACCTTACGGCTTACTGATTCTTTAGTAATGATTTCTATAACATTACCATTACCATCTCTTTCTACCACGTATCGCTGTAGAGGATAGTGTTTCAAACCATCCTTGCCCATGAATATCAAGGCATTGCCCGATACGATCAGGTGTTTCAAGGCTTGGTGTACGACCACACGGTCACTTGATGCAGCTATGTAGTCCATAATCAATCTCTCAATCTTAGAGAAAGATAGGTCTAACTCACTACGCATCATAGGATCTAGCGTCTGGCCTAGTTTATCATCTCTTACCTGTAGTTTGAAGAAGGCTGTCTGTGGTGGTAGTATTGCTAGCATAAGTTTTGCTGCAAGTGTTACCACTGCCTTCGCTCCTACTGACTGGTAGGGTTGGAGTAGAGTTCTTTTGCCTTTGTAGTTGTCATCTTGAGTGACTAGATAAGGTAAGGTAAGTTCAGAACACTCTACAGCCATGTCTAGAAACTGAGTTCTACCTGACATAAGCTGAGAGTATCTAGCCTTAGCCTTATACATTTAGTCCTCCAGAACCTTCTCCACCGCCACCGGTGTTGATATTGATTTTAAGAGCGTCTGTACCTGTTCTCTTAGCCGCTCCACGTGTGTCATCTTTCTTTGCGGATGTACCATACTCAACGCCTGCTGTGTCATCTGGGTCTAATAATTCTTTTTTACTAGGTAGTCTAGCAGCTGATACTAAGTCTGGCTGTCTAGGCTGGATAGGTGCTGGTGTTGATACTGGGGTAGGTGATCTCCTACCAAAACTAATACACATGTTATTCGTTCAAAATAGATTTTATATATTGTACCACTTCCCATTGTCCGGAGCGATACATGATGGAGGCTAAGTCCTCCTTGGGGTGGACAGGATACCAAGCGAACTTGGATTCCAAATCCTCTACAAGTTTCTCGAGTTTCTCTGAATGGAAACTAAGCGTATTGAGGGAGGTTGGTGTTTGCATGTTCAAAGAACGCTGGCATGCGAGCTGCTTTTGTGTCGGCAAACTGTGGTGCTTTGCCTTCATACATCAGCCGGTCGCTCGCATCCAGCCAAAATGATTTGTCTAAATATTTATCCGGTGAAGTTTTTAGGGGGTTCAGTACCCATGCGATAGTTGCTTTCCGAAGCTTATCCAAAGAATTGCTAGGAACAAGACCCAGCTCACGACATACGAGACTATTAGTCGCAACGTGTATTTGTTCATCTCTGGAAATATCAGCTGATACTGTTCTAAGAGCAGCATCACCAAGAAAGCGAAACATAGGTAATAAAACAAAGAATATAGCTCGCTCTGCAACGAGTGCTTTGAGTATAGTGTGGTCAGGATGTTGTATCCAAGCATCTCTTAATCTTATCGCCTCCATTTCAGCAATCGGATCAGCCCCATGGGATTCAACAATGAAGCCCAGAGCGAGATCATGCTTAATCTCATCTTTAACGTTTGACTCAAGAAGTGTCCTCGCTGACTGCGGGACTTCTTTCTCCAAGCCTTGTGTAATAAATTCTCCAACTGGTAGCTCCATATGACGTATTGCGAGAGCACGCTTGATGGTTTCTTCAGCACCAGATCTTACCTCCCCTTTGGTGGGTTTTACGGGAGTCCATGTTCTTTTTCTTTCTAATAATTTTGTATAAGGGTTCATTGTTGGCAGTCACATTCGATTTTGTTATCAAGAATACCATCCAAATAATCCTGTATGTCAGTATCTCCAAGTGCTGCATAAGCGTCAGACTTATCTTGGACATCGCCCATAACTTGTAATGAATAGTACAAAGAGGTCTGTGGACTTCCTAGCCACTCCTCTATAAATGCTTCATCATATCTAATCATGTCGCTCCAGCTGTTGAAGCTGTAGCCATGAAGCAATCCTGTCCTATCGAGCATCTTCATGATTTCGTCTGCTACACGCTTGTATGCGTCCCATCCTACTTCACTTGCAATCTCAACGTTACCATAGTTGACTCTTTCTACTCCGAACTCGCCAGAGTCTCTGTCAACCATCTTAGCTATTGGTGGTGCTATCTCGGGTGTGCATGTAAAGCCGTCTAGGTCTCTACTGCGATAGCTGCAACTGGCAGTGGGTGCAATAGCGAACGCCCGTGCCATATTATTATTGTGTGCTACTTGTGCCGCTTCAAAAATCGCTCTGTCCAAGGCAACAGCCGCCATACCGGCTTCGTTGGTTGCACTATATCCTCTGTTGACAAGACGGAGGGCTTCTCCGAAGTCTTTGTAGCTGATGTTGTATCTTCTGAGGAAGTTGGCAAGACCGAGCACTCCGAGCCCAACTTGTCTGTCGACTTCTGGGGTAAGGTATTCTCCAGATTCTCCAACGCCTGTCCTACTATGGAGATCGCACAACTCGGACATGCCTGATACGAAAGCCTCTTGTAGGTTGTCGAGTGTACAGGCACCGAGATTGACATGCTGTAACAAGCAAGTTCCACGTGAGGGCAAGTATACTTCAAGGCAGACGTTCCCATAGATACGCTCCCCGGTATTGGGGTCGTGTTTGATTTTGTTGAGCCAAACATCTCCTGATTTAATTCCATAAATTAAAGCATCCTTTGTAGTTTGATCTGCAAATGCCCACATCTCATCATCAATGTCGACACATCTCTTGACCCAAGGTAGCTCAGATCTTGTTGCTGTTATAAAGTCTACCACATCTGGGTGTGATAGATCTAGATGGAGTACGATGGCTCCATTTTTGTATGCTCCACCTCTTCTCAAGGTTTCATTTAGAGCTGAATATATTTTACCAAAGCTGACTGGGCCGGTAGCCACAAGTCCTTTGTCATTTTCGTGTCCGGCTGGTCTTAGCTTAGACAGGTGGATTGCACAGCCTGCACCAAATCTTAGTGCATGACTTGCGAACCTCCAGCTAGCTTCGATGCCGTTGGCCCCTTCCATGCTGTCTTCAACAACGAAGGTTGTGCATGATACAGGTAGTCTTGATTGCGGATCGTCGATCCAAGACTGTACCCGTCCAGTGCGGGAGATAAGTTCAGACATTTTAAATAATAATACTGTTTTCCATAAAGTTTTTAAGTGCATTACCTAATGCGAAGTTCTGTCGCTGTAATGCAAGGAAGAGTGTAATCACATCTTCCTTTCTGTCATAATGTTTGCGTAAATTATCTTCAATAACTCGCATCTTGAAGTCCTGTTCCATCGTTAATGGTATAGGAAGCTTCGGGCGTCCAGAGTTTGGGTTGTTTTTCTTTGGAATCATAGTCCTCATCTGTAAGTATTCTGGCAAGTCTAGCATTGAGCAAAGCATCTTCTTCGGTCAATCCTTTGTCTTCAAATGCTTTTATAACTGTCTGCCAACTGTAGCCCTCTTTGTTGAACAGAGTCTCTGCTCTCTTCACACCAATACCGGGCACACCACTGTATCCATCTGTCTGATCGCCTGCCAGTGTCTGAATCAGATGCCATCTTGCACCCTCTTCTGGTGTGATGTAGGTAGTGTCTTCTAAATTGTATAACTTACCGGGGATCTGTCTCATGTCTTTGTCAGGAGAAACAATGATATTCCCTGTAAGTTTGGTGGCATAAATGCCCATAGCATCATCGGCTTCCAGTTCCGGCATGATGCAAACGTCATACTCAATTTTAAGGTTCCGTATGACACGTTTGTAACCGCAGGGCTTCTTTCTATTTCGATGCCCTTTGTAATCTGGGGAAATTTTTTTCCTAAAATTTTTAGAGTCGCTAAAAAAGAGTATAGGCTTACTGAATGAGCCAAATACATCTTGTATCTGTTGTATTTCACGTTTTACTGCATTATATGCGTCTGAAAAGTTCGATGTAACAAATATAACGTCTTCCCCATAATCTATCTCTGTTTCACAGGCTGCACAGCATTTATATACTATGAAGTCTGCATCTATTAATAATCTCATGGTGGTTTAGTGTACGTCAGCCCAAGTATATCCGATCTTAGCTTCTGCTGCGATGGGACATCTTAGATTGTAATATTCGCCTGCCATTTTGGCTGCAAGCTCTAGCCATCTAGCTAACTCTTCACAATCACGCCTATAACATTCATAGTTTAGTTCGTCATGTATGAACGACAGCTGGTGTCCGTCAGGTGGTAGGCACTGGTTTATGGTGACCATCCATCTTTTGGCGATTGTCGCTGCTGATCCCTGTAGGAGGTAATTGAGAAACTTATGCCCTTTGTCAACGCTGATACGCCTACCGTCGATGGCGTTTGCATAACCTCTCTGACTACATGCCTGACAAGCTTGTAGCAACTCAGCGAGACCCGGTATGGCAGCAACATAAGCTTTACGTATATCGGCTCCCTTTCGTGCAGCGGCTTCTTCGGATAGTAACTTATCAAAACTCCTCCCTAATTTAATGTTTCCGGCACCGTAAAGGAAGGCGTAGGTAACTGTTTTAACTTGTCTTCTAGTAATTCCGATCCTTTCTGCATTGGTTTGGTGTATATCTCCTGTTGTAAGGATTCTAGCATAACGTCCTTTATCGTATCGGGCGAGGTAGTGGGCGAGCATCCTGAGCTCAATACCACTAAGATCGGCAGAGACCAGAACTTTAGTAGGTGTAGCCGTAAATAATTTTCTAAATCGTTCATCACTTGGTACTTGTGCGAGGTTTGGTTTTCTGTGTGCACATCGAAATGTGTTGGTGGCGACAGAACAATGGTGATGTATCCTGTTACACGTCGTAACAAGCTTCTGCCATGCGTTCACGCCTTCCGAGATCATCCCCAATTTCTTGGTAATATCGAGACATCTCAGAAACAAGAGGGCTGTCTCCGACCCAATATCTTTCAATACTGTCTCGTCTACGACTGCTTTGCCTGTGGCGGTGAGTTGTGTCGGTGTCCAGTTCTCGTGGGTCTTCAGTATCCATGCTATGTGGTCTCTTGATGTTGGGTTAAGTTGTTTAAGTTTTGTAAATGGGCATCCTTGTACGTACCCTTGTGTCCTGTTATTTCGCTTAGGTGTAAACACTGCTCCAGCAACGAACCCGAACTTTCTGCGTAATATTTCTGTAGCTTCTTCCATTTCTCTTCGCAGAGTTGATTCGAGCTCGTATGCGGCTTGTTGGTTGAAATACCATCCATGTTCTTCTTGTTGTTGTAGTATTTGTGCGACTTGGTGTTCTAATTGAACCCAGTCAGGTAGGGTTGGAAATGTTGGCATAGTTTATTTGTAACAATTACGTCTTGTTCGCAATAGTCCTCCATCTCCTGTGACCATTCTAGCCAGTCGGAAGTCTCTCCAAAGTTCCCTTTGTATTCTCCCAACCTGTAGCCATATGACTCCAAAGAGTGGCGACCATACAGTTTGGTAGGCATACCTGTGTGCTGTGATCTTCTGTCGGTATTCAGCATGTCAGCGTGGTATAGCCTTGATAGTATAAGTGTATCTACAATCACACCCTTTGGTTCAAAGAAAGGGTAGATATGTTTTATCACTGGCAAGTCAAAGCCAATGATGTTATGTCCTATAATAGTATCAGCGGCTTCTAGATACTGAACTCCTCTGATTATAGGGTCTGTCATTCCTGTGTCGTTATATCTTGTGATCTCACCTGTCTCATAGTCCATCGTGACTAGGCAGTGGATCTCTTTATTTCTTGCCGTTATCGGCGTTGTTTCTAGATCGAACAGGAGGGTGATAGGTTTTGTCTTTGAATTGTGCTCTGTCAATCTGTCTCCTAGTGGGTGGGTTAGGTTTAATTAGCCTAGAAGTCGACGGTTGGGTCAAACTCTGGCTCATCCTTGGTCGTAGTTTCATAAAAGTTAGTAGTGGATAGGTCGTAGGTCAATCTCGTTGCGACGCCAACTTCTCCCGAATATCGGTTTTTAAGAACTCTAACAGTTGTAATGTTGTTAGCATCTTCGCTTTGTTGGTCTCTCTCCAGAGCGATGACTGTATCGCTGATTTGAGAGATCGAATGAGAGCCTCGTAGTTGTCCGAGGGATACACGTCCTCCCTCCTCGTGCGAATTACTGTCACTGTTTGATCTCCGTAAATGTGATACTAAGTATAGTGTAATGCCTGTACGTTCTACCAGACTTCTTAGTCTAGTCATAGTAGAGTCAATCATACGTCTTTCATCGCCGTCAAGTCCTGACAGCAATATGCTCAGGTGGTCTAGGAATATAACACGACATTCCAATCCACTGGCAAGGTATTCGATCCTGTTGTAAATAACATCCGGGTCAAAACAGCCAAAGCCATCAAAAAGATATACGTTCCAATTAGCAAGCGTTGCATCAAATGCCTCCTTTAGTTCTTCTGGTTCATGTTCTCCAATGTGGAGTGCTTTACCTACAGCAGCTGACATCAAGCCAAGTGCTGTACGTTTGTTGTTTGCTTCGAGCTCTAGTATACCAACAGTCTCTCCCTTTTCGCAGAGCTTGGATGCTATCTCTCTTACAAATGATGTCTTACCACTACCTGTACCAGCAGTGATAGTTATAAGTTCGCCATATCTTATGCCATGTAGCTTGTCGTTCATACCCTTGAATGGATACTCCCATACTGCTTCCTCTGTTGGTGCAGTAACTACATCATATAGACTCTTACCATCTATGATTCCGTCTGGTCTGTATGGCTTGGCGTCCCAGATGGCTTTTCTGATGCTGTCAGTATCCCCAGCTTGGAGAGCATCTGAAGCATCTTTGTAATTTTCGAGTCGAGCAACCTTAACCCTGCCGGAGGGGAGTATTCCCGAGGCAAGTTCAGTGGCCGTACGCCCTGCTTCGTCGTTGTCGAAGAAGAGGACGATCTCTTGGTATCCCTGTAAGAATGGGATTGCTTTTTGGAGGTCTTTCTTGGCTGATGCCGCACCATGAGGTAGGCTGACCATCGGCCAACCTGACATAACCTCGTAACAACTGGCGGCATCAAGTTCTCCTTCTGTAATTACTATTCGCTTTCCGTTGGTGGGGAAAAGATGCTGTCCAAAGAGCTGATCTGTTTTTCCACCTTCGTAATGAAAGTCTTTCTTTTTTGATTTAATTTTGAATCCAACAACTTGGCCGCTCTCATTATAATAAGGGAAGCGGAGGGTGTTTCCGTATCTGTAGATTCGGTAGAATGGTTGGTGGCTTCGCTGATCTTTCGTTTATGCAGCTGTTCAGCTGATCCGAGGAATTGTACTCGTTCATTATTCATTGTATGGGTGGGTGTGTCCCCTTCCGCAGGGGTGTACGTCTGGCACGCAAAACAAAACTTGTGACCATCAGAGTAAACTGAGTTAGCATCTGATGAACCACAGTTAGGACATGGTTCGTGTGCCACAAATTCGCTTTCATTCATTATATTAACCAATCTATGGGGATTGCGTGTGCTGATGCCCATTTGATGCCATGCTTCTCACACCATTGGGCATAAGTTGTTTTGGATTTCTTGCTGATCTTATTGAACGGAGCTTGAAATACCATACGTAAATCAATATCGGGATTGTCTCGCATGACCGCTTTGATCTTACGTCTATCTTCTGAATCCCAATAGCCCTTAGTCTCTAGCATTACACCATTGACTAGGACAAAATCGGGATTGTAGTGATGCTGTATGGTATAAGCAACCTGTTGGTTTTCATACTCATA